TGCAAGACCAGCAGAAGAGGTCGGAAGGTTTGTGAAATTAACGATCATTTTGCTGGTCGTGTTGTTCCAAGTGATTGTCAAACCGTTAGAAGCTCCAGTGACTTGGAATCTGGCGATGTTTTGATTTGAGCCAGAAGCGACAGCGGCATGGATGCGGTAACTCGGCGTAACCCCCACGCCGACGTTGCCGGAGGAGTCGATCAAGAATCGGCTTGCACCATTCGTGAACAAAGCCAGCGAGTTGGCAGTGTTATCGTAAATAAACTGACCAGCGGACGGAGTGGAGGTTCCACCCAGAAGGATTCCGACAAGCGAGGTGTTGTCACCGCTGTTGATGTTCGCGTAAGTCGCGCCGGAACCAACAATCGACAGCTTGCGAGTAGGGCTTCCCCCCACGCCCAGCCCCGTGGAGTTGAGGGTCATGGCGGTGCCAGCGACTCCGCCGACGTTGTTCCAGAAGTGATTGCCGTTAGCATCAAGACGCCAACGTTCAGCACTTCCGGTGATATCGTAAATGATCAGGTTGTTGGCTGAGCCGTATCCAGAGGCAGTCGATCCGATGTTGTAAGACCGGCCACCAGCAGCAGCCAAGCGGATTTCAGCACTAGCAGTTCCAGCAGACTGAATGTGAAGATCAGTCGCCGGTGTCGCCGTCCCAATACCCACCCGATTGTTCGTCGAATCAACCTTCAGCGTCGAGGTATCCACCGTCAGATCGCCGGTGATGGTGGCGGAGGCGAGGGTGGCGGTGCCGCCGGCCCCGAGGATCTGGTTGCTGGTGATCTTCTTCGTGGTGCCCGATGCAGCCATCGTCGTGTCACTGACATCGACAATGGGAAGGACATCCACCGCGGGATCGACGGTCGTGATCGCCGTCAGTGCTGTGATCTTGGTATCTGCCATAAACTGTTAGTTAGCTTGAATGATGAGTTTTCCACTGTCCTCTTGGAGTAGGAAATCCCCGTTCTCCAAGTCCAAAGAATCGAAAGTCCCAAACGTGATGACGATCTTGTCGCTGTTCTCCAGCAGGACGAAGAAGTCGTCCTCCTGAAGCAGATCCCGGCGCAGGATAGGCAGATCGCCAGGGGTAACACTACCCCCGCCGTTCGATACCAGTCTTGTGCCGAGAGCGAGTGTCACGAGTTGATCACGCCATTGAAGGCAATCACCTGACCGCTAGAAATCTGGAAGCTCGTGATCGGTCCCGGCAGCGTGATGCCCGCGGGGATGGTCGCCGTGGACCAGGATCCGCTGATGTTGCCTCCGGTGATCGAGCTGAAGGTGGTCGGGGCGATGGTGGTGAGGGCCACGAACGGGCCAGTGGTCAGCGTGGTGGCGGTCACGAGCTGGAAGCCGCCCTGTCCCATCGAATACTCGATGGCCTGATTAGATACGTCGCTCATATGTCCCAAATCTTGCGAATCTGATTCTTGGTGAAAGTGCTTTCGAAGCGGGATCCTTGGCGGTCTTCCAGACGGCTGAATCCCTTCTTCACTTGGTCCTTGAGTCCCGGCTCAGAAGCAAAACCGGTGACCCCGAAGCGGGCCACCGGCTGTCGCGTCCACCGCTTCCCATCAAGGACAACAGAGTCGGTGCCCATCGGAGCGATGTGCTCGATGCACTGACCATTGTTCTCGAAGGTGTAGATCGGCATCTTAGGACTCCATCTCGCTGTCGTAATCCGAAGCCATCTTCATCATGGACTCCTTATCCATGGGCTTCTTGGAGTACATCTCCTTGTCGTCCTTGTTCTCGTACTCGGCGGGCATGCCGTTGACGCTACGGATCTCGACGTAGGCTTCGCCGTTATCCAGCTTCTTGAGAACGCCGCGAACATCGTCCAAAACCACTTCATCACCAACCTCGGGCATAGCCTGTTGGCCATCCTCCATATCGGTGGAAAGGGCCTCGACTGGAATCGAAATCATGGGCGCATTGTTGTCAGCCTCTTCGCATCCGCAAGCGGAATGAGAAGAAGGGGCACCACCATTACGATGATGCCCCTTCGGGCTGACGGCGATCACCATGATGGTGGCCGTCTTTGGTCGCATATTACAGCGTGGTCGAGGTCTTGGTCCGATGCACCAAGTACCACACCGGGTTACCGGTCGAACCGGTATTACCAGCGGCCAGACGCAGGGCGGCGAAGTACAGCTTCACACCGACGGTGACGAGCTGGTTCAACGGATCCGACTTGTCGGGGGTGTCGGTGATCACGATGCGCGGGGACAACGGATCATCACCGGTCAGAGCAGGGATACCAAACGACTCGTTACCGAAGAAGAACGAGGCGATGATGTCCTTGCTAGCGGCCACGCCACCACCGGCGGCGGTCGCCTGATACACGAACTTGTCGTTCTCGGTGGCCGAGCCGGTGCTGACGAACGAGTTGGTCTGGGTGACCACGCGGCAACCGTAGATGGAACCAACCTCGCCCTTGTAGAACGGCTGGCCCTTGTTGCCGTAGTTCGACGCGTTCAACCAGTCGGCGTCGCGCATGAGGTCGCGGGCCACACGAGGATCGGTGGCCAGGACGTAGCCGCCGTTGATCAGCGGGGCGCGGTTGCGCTTCAGGCGGGTCATGGAATCGAGGACAGCCGAGGCGGTCATCGTGGTGTTGGCAGCGGTCGTGTCGGCGTTGAGGCCCACGAAGCTCTGAGTGGTCAGAGTGGCGGGGTTACCGTACACGCAGGTACCACCCGAGGCAGCGGCGGTACCGCAAGCGTCGGAGTTATCGAACGTACCACCACCCTCGGCGGCGGAACCGATGGACGAACCGCTGGCCGTGAGGTTGGAGCCAACCAGCACGTTGCGGATCACGGAGTCAACCCAGAGGGCCATGTCCAGACCGGAGGTCTTGGTGGCCTGCTGGAGCGAGTTGAACAGGTCGGTGGCGCGGAGGATGTCGGTCAAACCGATCACCTGACCGTACTGAGCCAGCGACTTGCTCAGGCTGTTGAGGGCCAGAGCGCGGTAGTTGGCGGAGCTGATCGGGGTACCCTCAGAGCTGATGGTCTGAACACTGCCAACGCTCGGCGGTCCGAAACGGAACATCGAGATGGCCTTGTTACCATTGTTCTTGGGGATCGGAGCCTTCATGGAGAACTGATCGAGGATCGTCTCCTGCTGAACGATGGAGAGCAGCTCCTTGCTGAAGTAGTTCTGGAACTGGCTCGTGAGCGTGGTTGAAGTAGTAACTGGCATATTTGAGTTGTGGTTGTGCTATCAGTTTTCGTCCCGGTCGAACGCCCTCGACGCTTTCAACAGCGCCTCCCTCTGCTCCTTGAGAGACAGCTTCGAGAAATCTTTCTCCTCAGCCTTGAGTTGTCCTGCCGGTACGCTTTTGCCAATAGCGGTCTTCTGCTGGAGCTTATTGAGTTGTTCCTTCAGAGCCTTGTTCTCGGCCTCGATCGACTGAGCCTTGGACGCAGTGTCCTGGAGCTTCATCAACTCCACCGCATGGACGAGTCCATCGGGCATTGATGTCAGCATCGGCACCTTCTGGAGCAGTTCGACAGTACGTTTGTACTCGGGGCTGTTCTGATCCTTCAGCCAAGTCTCCTTCTCGGACAACCGTGCATACGAATCAGACCATGCCTTTGCGAACTTCTCCTGCTGCGCCTTCTGCTGTCGCTCCGTAGCAGCTTTTCGGACTCCATCAGCCTTGGCTCGCGCTGCCTTGGCCAACTGAGAATCGCCATCAGCATCGAACTCCTTGGCCGCAGCCTCGTAGTCCTCCGCCGTGTAGCCCTTCTCATCTCGGAAGGAATTAGTCTCGGCAGTCTTGGATTGCTCCCGCTGCTTGCTCCACTCCTCCCTTTCCCGCCTCACCGCCTCGCGCTCGGCCTTGAGGGCCTCCTTCTCAGCGTTGATTTGCTCCCAGGTCTTCGCCTTTCGGTTCTGTTCCTGAGCGAATTTGCTGCTCTTGTCCTTCGGCTCCGCCTTCTTCTCGGCCTTCGCTTCGGGCTCTGATCGGCTCGTGCCTACCTCCCGCTCGCCACCATCGACTTCTTTGCTGGCCGAATCCTCATTTGAGGCTTCGCTCTCAACCGGAGCCGTCTCATTGGTATTAGGAGACGACTCCTTAGGCTGGCTGTCGATATCGACACCGGCATCGTAGTCGTTGGCCAAGGCGAGCATCGCATCGGCACTCAGTGTTTCATCTGCCATATTGTGCTTTTACTCGTTTGCTGGTCCGCACAGACCAACAACCGCAACTTTGATCCTATGTGTTCGTGGCAGAATCCGGATCATCTTCCTGCCCCGTAATTGATTCTTGGTCGGCCATCATCTCGATGACCTTCACAAGACTGGCCTGACCCATTGCAAAGCCCGATGAGTATTGCAAATGGTTTCGGTCAGTTATGGCTGAAGCGTTCTGCATGAGAACGGTATTCAGCAGAGCGTCTTTGAAGCGTTTCCCGCTATCGCTCTTGAAGAAGTTGCTTAGTGCGTTGGCATCCTCCTTGCGCCAAGGAAGCGGATTCACCCAGCACTGATGTCGGCCAAAGGTCCAAGCAGCGCGGACTCGTGCGATAATGGAGATCATGGTTACTTGGCGGCCTTCTTCCGACCCGCGGCGGCGCGGCGCATGAACTCAGCGGCACCGAGATTCTTGCGACCGATCCACGCGGCGAGTGCCTTGGGATCATCGGCACCCTCTTTCTTGAGCTGGGTGGCGAGCTTACTGAACTTGGATTTCTTCTTCATGTTGGAAATGGGTCACCAGGCTTTGCAGCTCCAATGCCGCGGCGTGGTCTTGTCCGTAGCAGTATCGCAGTTATGCCGCGCACGGAAGTTCTTCCGACGCTCCGGATCGTCCCGCTTGATCTCCATATTCGGATCTCCGAAGCGGACCTTGATCACGGTACCCTTGGGATTGCGAACGTACACCGCCTTCTTCTTCTTCTCGCCAGGAGTGTAGAATGGCTTGTTGAGCGTAACCTTCTTGCCTTGGTATTCAGCCATATCATTCGCCTCCGAACAACGGTGTTTCCTGAATCTCCTTGAGGTCGGACACCGCGGGCTTCTTCCGCTGGAACCGGACCTTCGGAGCCACGCCTTCCTCAAGGGCCTGTAACCCTCCCGGCTCGATCTCCCGGGGGGTGGCTGGTGCGATGTTGCATTGGACGACAGTTCCCTCGGTGAGTGGTATCATGATCTTCTTGGCCTCGAACTCGCCGCACCAGTCGTTGGAATTGAGAGTAGGCCAACAACTAGGCCTCCCAGCGGGCGGGAACCTGCGGCAGGTCCCGTCCACACAATAGAACCGACAATCCTTACAGGTCACGGTGATCATCCTTGTTACATCACGGGAGCCTCAGCGACCGGAGCGGGGGGCGGCGCCGCTGGAGCGGCTAGCAATCCCGTGCTCTCGAAGAACTTCTGGATCTCCTTCCGCAGCTTCCGCGCCTCGTTCGTAGCCACCTGCTCGTACCCCTGGAGCAGGCTATCGATCCGCATCATGAACGCGTTCTTGCTCACCGGACTCAACTGCTGGCCCTGCTGCATCGCTCCATTCAGGTACTGCATCAGCACCCCGATCCGACCCGCATAGTTCTGGCCGGGCTTCGCTGGGACCGGGATACCCACGAGCAGCGTCGGGATCGTCTTGGTCTCGTCCTCAAGCTCGTCCGCCGCCTTCTGGCCCGGATCCCGGAGCAATCGCTTCACGAGGCTCGGGTCGTCCAACTCCATGATGCTCTTGTCCAGCTCCACTTGATCCACCCAGGGCGAGTTCATGAACAACTGCTTCCGATTGATGGCCTGCTGGATCATCATCTGCCGGCTCACCATGTCCATGCCACCCTTCGGCTCCAGCTCGTACTGATCATGCAACGCGATCGGATCCGCCTCCAGCGAGTCCTCCGCGAACCGATAGCGCAGGCTCTTGGCATCGTACTGGATGTAGAGTCCCCACGCCTGACGGTAGAGCTTGCCCAGCGCCATGCGGAACAGACGGGCCCGGAGATCGCCGCTCTGCATGGCTTGCGCGTTGATACTCTGGATCTCGGTCGCGGTACGGCGGTCGCTTCCACCGCTCATCACCGTAGACATGCCGTAATCCGGGCTCCCGATCCGGTTCTCAGCCACCGCACGGGTCTGGTTCAGCTCCTGATCGAAGCTCACCGGAGGCTGCGGCATCTGCACCGGAGCCACCCCGTAGGGCAGGATCTGCCCCGGCTGGAACCGCAGATTGATGCTGTTCGGCAGCTCCCGCTCCGCCCGGAACAGGGGCCGGTTGTACAGCGTCATCGCGTCATGCTTGTGGTTCCACATCGAGGTCATGGACAGCTCGAACGGAGCCAGGATCTCGCACACTCCCCGCGGGCTGAACCAGCCCTTGTCCTTGATCTCGTAGGGGAAATCCACGAACGGAAGTTGGCCATGGTCATAGGGCAGCTCCATGGGGTCCCGCAGATCCAGATCCACCGCCGCGGGGCTGTACAGATACACCTCCCACACGCCGTCATCCCGCTTCCGGTACACCTCCCAGACGATCACGCCATCCGTGTTCGTCGTGTACGTGATGCCCTCGCGCAACTGCTTCGCATCGTCCTCGGTCGCAGCTCCCGGGATGTTGTCGTCCTCCTGCGGGTTCCCACGGATCTTCTCGATGGTCTTGGAATCACTCTTCCACCCGAACTGGCCAGCCATTCGCTTGTACGCCGGGACACTCATCGGCATCACATGCACCGCCCAATCCGCATCCTGGAGGTCAACCGTATACGCCGGCACCACGAAATACATCGGGTCCACCGCCTCAAACCCCACCCGCTTATCGCCCGGATTCCAGAAGCACTTCATCACCCCACGCCCGCTCATCAGCGTGTAATCCACCCAGGAGAGCACCTCGTCCACGAAGTTGGTCTTGTCCCGGATCTTATAGTTGAACCAGTCCTCCGCCACCTTCGTGTACGCATTCAACTGCTGGCGCATCGGCACAAAGCTGGCCACGACATCCATGCCCAGCGCCTGCTGGAGGAACAAGGGCTTCAGCTTCTCGATCGCGGTATCGATCAGCGGCCAGTGCAGGTCCGCGGCCTTCGGCCAGGGCTTGTTCGTGCGGCGCAATCCATGGTGCCGCAGCTCGTACCACCTCGTCTGCCGCAGCTCCCACGGGCTGCGCTGGCCCACAGCTTCGACAATCTGCCCCTGCAACGCACTCCGCTGTTTATCGGTCATCATAAATGTCCTCCCCTCCTCTTATCCCCCCACCTCGCAACCAGCAAGCGCAACCCCCTCGGGTTCAAGCGGGCCAAGCTCATCCTCCATCCGTTCCAGCAGGCTCCGCCCGTCCTCGCCCACGGCCTTCATGTACTCATCCATCCGCTTCCCGCCACCCCCACAGAAGGCCAGCACCATCGCGTCCGCCCGGTCCGGGCTGTTCACCCCGCGTGCGCGAAGCTCATCCTTCCCCTCCAGCGTGAGCTTGCCCTTCCCGTTCGTCCGTACCTTCCGACTGACGAACTGTTGGAGGAGCACCTCGTCCGTCCCGACCGGTCCCAGGTTCACCTTCCCCTCCTCCACCATCCGCCCGAACTCGATCCACATCTCCGCCGCACGGTTCACGAACTGATCATCCCGGATGGCCCGCTCCCCGAAGTTCACCCGGCGCACATCCCAGCCCTCCGCCCTCAGGGCGTCGCACATGACAACGCCCATGCCACCCACATCCGCGTAGATGTCCTCGGCCTTCAGCTTCCACTTCCGGAACTCACTGATGAAACGGCCCACGCTGGCCATCGTGTCCTTGTCCCGCCAGCGGATCAGCCCCTTCACCGTGTTCCCATGGCGCACCACCATCACGCTCTCGTCGCCGCCGGCTGAGAAATCGCAGCCCGCGGTCAGTCGGTGGCCGTCGGTCTCCTCCTTGGGTGGGCCAGACACAACCTTCTGCCAATCAGCCGTCTTCACCGCGGTCAGACTCCCGTCATCCTCCATGAACTCCGCGTAGATCATCGAGCGCACCAGCGGGTGACCCTCGCCCCAGCGGGCCATCTGCTCATCGATCCACTCCTTCCGGATATGCGGGCAGTCGTAAGCGGTCACCGTGAAGGTCTGCCACTTGCCATCATTGCGCCTGAAGACGTCGTAGAAGTACCCGGAGCTGCCGCCGGGGCTGCTCATCAGCAGGGTCCGCGTCGGCTGGCACCGCTCCATCGACTGGAAAATCCCATCCGGAACCGCCTTCGCCTCATCAACAATGTACATCAGGTCGTTGCTCGGACCCTGCACGTGCCAGCCCTCCGCCTTCTCCGGGTTGCTCGCCGAGAACCCGATGCACCGGCTGATCAGCTCCTGGCCATCCACTTTCTTCGGGTACACGTAGCGTATCTCGCCGTCCTTGATCGAGAAGCCGTTCTCCTCGCCTCCCAACCCATTGATCATCTTCCTCAGGTGCGGCCACAGAGCGTCGGCCACCTGTCGGTACACACCAGCAGTACACACCACCAGACTCCCAGGCCATCGGAGCATGTGCCAGATAACCGCGCTCGCCGCGACCATGCTCGTCTTGCCAGAGCCGTTAGCCGCTTTCAGAGCCACCTTCGAGTGCTTCTCGTTCAACGCACCCAGCACCGCCTCCTGCCAAGGATAGGTATCGCGTAGGCCAAGCATCATCTTCGGGAAGTTCTTCAACTGCTGCGCCTCCTCCAGGAGCTTGCGCTGCTTCCACGCAGGGATGTGAGAACCCATTCCGAGTGAAGGGGATTTCTTACGCTTAATTTGCTTGACGGGCATAAAATTGGTGTGCGGTGGGGGGAGGGGGTATACAGGTAACACCCACCCCCCTCTTGGGGGTGGTCCCCCCCCCCGTGGTCCTATTTCCCTCCTCCGAAGGCTCCGAGTAGTGCTCCGGATACTGAGAGTTCCTTTCCTCCCTTGCCAGTGTGCTCCAATTGAGCTCGAGCTACGTAACCGCGGGTACGCTCGAGTAACCAAGCGCTCCCTTGCCAGCCGGGACCGCATGATCGCACGACGGAAGTGAGGTCATACTCGCCCCGAGACCTCGCACCTTCGATCTCCTTCGCTTTCTCCGGGAAGCGGGAAAGGTACTTGGTGAACGTCTTGTCGCTCATCCCGGAAAGAGCCCACAACCTTTCAAGCGGGAGACCTAGCGAGGCGGCGTCCAGCACACGGGACCAGTCGGAGGCGGAGACCGTCTTGGGATCCGGACCATTTTTTTTGACGTAATCGGAGGGACGGATTGAAGGTGCTTTCTTCTCCACCACCTGGACGTCGCTTCCCGTCTCTTTCTCTTCCTTGTTCCCCTTCCTGGCCATGCCCCCACTTTGCCCCACAAAGTGAACCATCTTGAAATAAATGTGAACCGACGTTGACAAGATGCGCTTCCTTTGGCTTAATCACTTCACGCTCTCCATCACGGGAGCATCCAAAACACCATGAAACCACGCGTAAAACGCATTCTCGCGGCCCTCTTCTGGGTCGCGATCCTCGCCGTCATCATCGTCAACGGGCTCCGGGAGCAATCCCTTTGGATCGGAGGTTCCCTTTGAACGGCTTCATTCTCCATGAGGACTCGGCCCGCGTCATCATCGCGACGGGCTTCGAGACCGACTCCGACAACCGGAAAACCGGCCCGATGATCCAAATTTGGATTCTGGTCAAAGCCATGGACCCCGTCCGCGCAATTCAGGAAGGGTTGGACCGCTTGATTTGTGGTTCCTGCATCCATCGCGGCAATGGCGACGGTTCCGGTCGCTCATGCTACGTCAACTTCGGCCAAGCCCCCCTTGGCATTTACCGCGCATGGCAAGCGGGCGCCTATTTGCCCCTTCCTTCCGTTTCCGTGTTCTCCGGCCGCCGGGTGCGCTTCGGAGCCTATGGGGATCCTACTCATCTCCCCCTTCCCCTTGCGCTGGCCATCGCCGGCGCTTCGAGCGGGTGGACAGGTTACACCCACCAATGGCGAAAGCCCAGTCTCCAAGGGTGGCGTCAATTGCTCATGGCCAGTGTGGACACAAGCGCCGAGCTCGTGATCGCAAGATCGATGGGCTGGAGCACCTTTAGAGTGACCCCGGATCTAGATCATCACTCGATCGAGACCTTGTGCGCCAGTGATCGCGACGGGACGCCATGCGCCGATTGTCAGGCCTGCGCGGGTGCCCGTTCGGGTATCCGTTCCGTTTTCATTCCTGCCCACGGTACCGGAAAGCGGCATTTCATCGAGTCGGCCAGTGTGTGAGTTGTCCGGCCAGCCCTTGCGTGACAGGCGATGGCTGCGCGGGCAATTGACGCCCATAAAACCATGCAAGCAATCCATTCAAAGTATCTACCCGCAACCGACACCCGCGGTTCACGCATCAAAGCCACGTGTGAACGGGGATCGATCACCATACCATACCCTCATGAGCTATCGGGCGACGAAGTCCACCGGGAGGCGGTTCGGCAATTGCTCGAGCGTTTCGTTTCGGAAGATTGGCAAGAACGGTCTGAGCCTCCGTCGAGCAATCCATGGAAACGGGACTTTGCTACCGGTTGTCTCCCCGATGGAACCTTTGCCCATGTTCTCCTTTGAGCTTATGAAATTCCTTTCCCCCCCAATCAATTCGCTCGAGGCTGTTTTCCCCGGAAAGGGAAAGCGGGCGAAGGAGATTCTCCGGATGAGCCGTCGTGAGCTCGAGGAATTGCCCGCGGGCGCTGCGCGGGTTCGGGAGTGCTACAACCCGCCCTCAACCCGTGACCTCCGGATGGAGTGCCTCAACGAATTGCTCGAGACTCACGGTGTCGAGGCTTTTGAGACTGAGAAGGGTTGGTGCTACTACCTGAACGTCGGCGACCCCTACGTCACGACGGTCTTGAAGTTCAACGGGCACTATCGCCTTTGTTGCTGGGGCGATATCGCCGAAAGGTACGCGGTATGAGCGACCTCTTTCGCGCCCTTGGGTATCTTCTCCTTGCGGCCCTCTTCGTCGCCCTCATGGGTCTGAGCGCCCTTGCCGGGAACGGTTGACAAGTAGGCCAGTCCCCCCACTCGCCCCTAGGTTCCCCCTAGGGGCTTTTTGTTGCCCGGATCCGGTGTCCACTCGCCCCGCCACTCCTGAGCCCGCGTTGCCCCGATTGCGCCCCGTCGCGCCCCCTTCCTTCCTTCCTTTCCGGTCCCGGATCCGGACCCCGTACCCTCTCAACCTGGCGCCCCCCCTAGGACACCCAATGTCCGACCAGGTGAGACACGCCGTGTCCTATGGATCATGTGCCGCTCATGTGCAGGCCCATACCCCATACCAGATTCGGAATTCGGAAACCCGAAATCCGGAACCCCCGAGCGCCGAGCATGGAGCGGTCCAGAATATTCTTTCCATCTCCCGCACTTTTCCTGTTGACGACTGAGCATGGAGCGGTATGGTGGGTCCCGACATGAATCCATTCCCTATTATCTCCGGTAAGAAGCGTTTCGGCCATGATGAGTTGGCCAGCCTTGATGTCTCGAAGAGCGTGATCCTGACATGGCGTGGCGCTGATGAGTCGATCACTGACGCGCAGTGGAATCAGGTGCGCTCCTTGCTGTGCGCTGCCCCGTCCTTGCTGGCCGCGTTGGAGCGTCTGGCCCATCCGATGGCCGACGAGGATGATCTGGCCTATGCGAAGGAAGTGATCGCCCGTGCGAATGGAGGTGCGAAGTGAGCCTCTCTGAGATCAAGTCCGCGGTGCTGGCCGGCAAGACTGTGCATTGGAAGAACGGGGCGTATCGGGTGACCCATTCCCCGCGCACCAACTCCTTCCTGATCGAGTGCGTCCTGAACGGGGACTGCATCGGTCTGACATGGGTGGACGGCGTGACGATGAACGGCGAGGAAGCGGACTTCTTCATCGATCCGGAGCGGCTGGTGGCTACCTTCCGCAAGCCCTGCGGCGGAGTGGTGGTGGACAAGGATACCTACCACGAGCCGATGGCCGAGGCCCGTGAGGCCGCGGAGGAGGATGCCCATCGGTACGGGTGGGAGTTGGTGGATGTGACATCAAACATTTAACACTATGGGAGCATGGATAGTACCAAAACAATTACGCACATCAGTCTCTGTACCGGTTACGGAGGAATCGACCTTGGGCTTAGCAGAGTTATCCGAGGTATGCGGACGGTTGCTTATGCGGAGATCGACTCATTCGCAATCGAAGTATTACTTACGCGAATGGAAGCGGGCCAACTTGATGCGGCTCCGATCTGGACTGATGTACGGGATTTCCCGTGGGGATCGTTTCACGGAAGCGTGGACATCCTTAGTGCGGGATATCCGTGCCAGCCATTCAGCCATGCTGGACTGCGACAAGGTGGTGACGACCCCCGGCATCTGTGGCCCCATATCAAGCGAGGGATCGAAGCAATTCGACCTGCGGTTGTCTTTCTCGAAAACGTGGAGGGCCATATCTCGATGGGACTCTCCAGCGTCATCAGCGACTTGGAGGAAGTGGGTTACCGCTGTTCGTGGGGAATCTTCAGCGCGGAGGAATGCGGTGCGCCGCATCGCAGGAACCGAGTCTTCATCGTTGCTACCGACTCCGTGCGCGAACGAGGACAGCTTCCGATTGAACGGATCAAGTCAGCAATCCAAGACGCTGGAAGCGATGGCACGGCGCGGAGAGTTGAGGACGGCGATGGGGAATGGCACTGCATATCCTGCGGACAGGCTGTCTTTGGTGGGTGCGGATGCGACCATGGTGAATCTCGATGTCATCGATGCGGCGAGTGGACCTATCCGTTCTACTACAGCGCCAATGACGGCTGCTCCCATTGCGGAATCAGTTGGCCAATCTGGTGTGACACAACTAGCTGGCCCGTTGTCCCCGTCATTCGTGGAAGTGATGATGGGTGTCCCGATCGGGTGGACCGCCTGCGCCTCCTCGGAAACGGGGTCGTCCCAGCCGTCGCCTCCCTAGCCTTCCGAAACCTACTGTCCGCTATCCACACCCTCCCCGACTATCAAACGCGCTCCTAGACCCCTCCCAGCTCCAGCAATCCACATCCCCGCCCTTGGACCAAACACTCCATCGGCGGGTTTTCCGTTTCCGGATGGGGAGTGGGGGTGTTTGGGGTACCCGAGCGGAGGAGCGAGCGAGCGATTTCGCAATCGGGAGTGCTTTGACCTGTGGCTGCCCCCGATCGCTTTCAAGCGATATTAGGGGGAGCAGCCACTCCCCTATTGAGAGGGGATAGTGGGGGCCGCCTAGGGGGGAGGGTTTACCGGAAAAGGGGGGCCGCATAGGCCTATGGGGTACCCCCTAGGCGTCCCCCCTAGTGATTCGGGAGCTCGATGTGTGCGCGGTAGGCGGCGAGCAGCTTCCGGTGCTTGGTTTCGAGGGATTCGAGTCGGATCTCCAGCGCCCGGATCCGGTCGGAATCGGTGTGTCGGATGGAGCGGTTGTCGATGCCGTGCCAGGTGCGGTCCAGCTTGTCGAACACAATGATCCGACGCTTCCTCAATTCATTGAACAACTTGTTGGCCCGCTCAATATCACAAGCCAGCGCCTGCGATATGTGGATAACAACCTCGCTCGATGCGATTGTCTTATCGTGCTTGAGCGGCGGCATCTTCCCGAACTGATCGCGGTATGTCATATACGATCCTTTCTCTTCTCCTTATTGGTATACGGTTTCTTCTCCTTGAGCTGTGCGCCGGTCATGACCATGGGGTTGAACTCCTCCCATTTGATGTGCTCGGTCCCGTGCTGGAGGTTGAGCATTGGTTTGGCGAGCCTCGATCCCCGCTTGCAGAAGGCCAGTTGGAACCGTCGGGGCTTCGACTGGCCTACTTCTGCCAGGACGGCGATCTCCCGCGCCCAGTTGGCGAGTTCGCTGGATCCGAAGCCGGCGTGGGCGAGTTCCATGGTGGTCATGGGCTCGCCGTCCTTGCGCTGGGCTTTGGAGATGTGGTGCATCCAGATCCAAGCGACCTTGGTCTGGTGGAGGATGGGCTGGAGCTTGTTCCTCAAGAACACGCTGACCTCGCCTTGGTCGCTCAGATCGCCCCCGAAGTAGGAGAAGAGCGGATCGGCCACGATGACATCGAGCTTGGATCGGAGGATGAACCTCCGGGCGTAAGCCAAGAATGCGTCACCGGTGCGGACGGCCTCGGTGCGGAACTCAAGTTGGTGCTGGAGCGATTTCATCTCATCGGGTTTGAGGTCGAGTCCATGGCCTACGCCTTGGAAGGCTTCGGCGAGGTCGCCCTTGTCGTTCTCGGCTTGGATGACACCGATCTTCAATGGCCGCACCGGCGCGATTCCGAAGAAGTCCTTGCCCAATGCCCACCGGATGACGATCTGCATCATGAGGGATGACTTCCCGATGCCGGTGCCACCGCTTAGGATCATGGATGATCCGCGGGTGAGCCACCGTTTACCGATGAGGTTGTCCGGATCGTTGTCCGAATCAAAGTTCATCAGGTCTTTGATCGACACGATCGTGGCGCTGTCGTCGATGGATTCGCGGTCGGTGAGCCATTCCTCCCACGAGCGAGCGCCGATGGAGTTGGCCAACAGCTTCTGCTTCTCCGAGCCCCGCCATGCGCCCGGGAGCCGGGAGAACCGCGACGGGTTCTTGTTCTTGGGATCCACGCCGGGGATGGACGAGTAGATCAGATCCCTGCGGGCGTCCCATTCCTTGCGGTTGGGGGCATCGACGCGGACCCAGGCGTGGATGGACTTGCCACCGGAGTCGATGAGGACGCTGATGGGTAGGCCCGAGGAGCGGAGGAGCTGTTCCTGCTCGGCCTTGGGCTTCTGATCGAACTCCACCAGAACATGGCGGTAGGCCATGACATCGTTGTCGGATCCGCTGTAGAGATTGGGCTTGAACGGGTTGATGCGGACGAAGACGCCCTGATTCCGATCGGGTCGGAAGAGGATGGACTCGGGGTCATCGAAGCGAGCGATCCAATCCTCGACGGGCAGGAAGGATCCGCTGGTCATGGGAGTGCCGTCCTCTACCTGCTCGCAGATGCAGACCACCTCGGTGGCAGCGAAGGCGGATGTAAGGAACCGCTTGAACTCCGAGGCATCGTGCGAGGCCGGGATGGGGGCTGCGGGCGGGTTTGATGGCGCCGGCCCACCGGATACTGGCGAGGCCTCCACGGGCTTTGGCCTGCTGAACCGGACCCGTGTCAGGTCCAATGGCTCAACGGACACGGTGCTTGAGGAATTGGCGAGGTGACCGCGGGGCTTGGAGTGCGACTTCTCATTGGCCTGCCTGATCTTGTGGAGGAGTTCGCGATCCTGCCATGGAGGTTGGCATGAGCGGTTCCAATCGGACAGGAGCGCGAATGCGTCGGTGTCTGAAAGGCCGAAGCCGTGGACTAGGCCCACGGCGGCGGTGTAGGTTTGAGAGTGCCCTCCGGATCCGGAGATGGCTGGCGGTACCTTGGCAAGCCAAAGGGCCGCTCGTTCGAGGAGCGTTGTCATGTCGTTGCGTTGCTGGTGTGGACTGTTGGCCTACTTCTTCTTCCGAAGTGTGCCCTTCTCTTTCATGGCCTTGAACATCTCGACTTCCATCATTCGTTTGATGGCTTGGGTCTTTGTTGGGTAGGTGCCCATGTTGCGCTTGTGGGTCTTGGACTCGACCTTATAGCCGGCCTTGGTTTTCTTGATCATGCGGTTTGAAGATGCGGTTGAACTCTTGGGAATTGCGAACGAAAAGAGACCCGTCTCGACTGTAGATGGTTACAGTGCGGCGGGTCTCTCCGAGTCGGTATTGTCCTTGGCCTATGACTTCGACGATTACGGATCCGTTGTGAATGTTGACGAATCGTCCTGTTGGAGCGGTGGGCTGTCCTTGGTTATCCATGTGTGTTGGGTGCGAGGCTTTTTGGGGTAGGAGATCCATCCTTGCTTGACTCCGTAGGCGATGAGGCGTGGGGCGTCTTCGATGAGTTTGCGGTTCACGCCGCTCATGATGGTCTTCTCTTCTTCGGTGAGTGGTTCGGGCTTCTTGTTGTTTTCGAGCCGGCATGAGTACCATGGCTGCTCGTGTCGTGGAGTTTTCATGATGGTGTCACCCTTGAGAGGATGCAATTACAGTAGCTGCCCTTGGTCTTGGCGGTGCATTTGGGGTGGTGGATGGGGCTGGCCAGGATGTGTGCTGTCAGTTCGTTGGTGAGGGTGACGAGCAGGAGGATCCGGTCGGCGGCTTCAGCGCAGACGACGTTGGCTGCGCCGTCTTCACTGTGGATCTGTTGGGCCAGGATCTTGAGGGCGCTTGCAAGGTCGCGTGTCGATGAGTGGCTCATGGTTGTTTGTGGACTTTGATTCCGTTGCCTTTCTGATCGACCAACTCAACGGCTCGAACATTCTCCAAGCGGGCCAAAGTCTTGATCATCTCGATAGGATCATGAGCTTGGGCCACGCAGGTGAGATGGATATCACCGTCGCCGTAGTTGGTCTTCAGATTCTCTTTGCTTCTATCACGCCACACTCGGACGGTGATCCCGCCTGAGAGGGTGACCACCTTGATGGATTCGACGAGTGGGAATGAATGTCGGCTCATAGAGCTTTGTTGCAGTGCGGGCAGAACTTCTCGGTGCGTGAGCTTCGGCTGTTTGCGGTGTTGGCGACCGGCTGAATGCCTAGCCACTCGCAGAGTTCGGTGTAGGAAGTGGCACCATAGTTGGCCCACTTGAATGGCTTGATGTCACCGGTCTTGATCGCGTGGATGGCGACCTCGCGTGAGGTGATCTGGAGCTTGGATAGGATTGCCGCGTTGCGGGCGCTGAGTCCGTTGGTCCACAGGTTCTCATTCTCCTTGAGCGTCTTGGAGGCTCGTAGGATCTGGTGGACTCGCTGCTTGGTGAACCCGAGTTGTTGGCCAATGGACTTGTAGGTGTGGCCCTTGGATCGGAGTTCGGTGACTTGGTTTATGGACTCGCGGAGTTTCATCGAAGGGGTATTTGGACTGCTCGGTATCGTTTGTGGGCTTTGTGGCACTGCATGCACAGGCCGGTCTGAGTTGTGCAGCCGCAGCCCAAGCATGCGGCTAACTCGTGTGACAATTGTTTCCATCGTTGTAGTTCCTCTACTTCTTGTTGTTTTGGTTTTGGTTCTTGATTTTCCATACGCTGGTTAGGGACACGCCATACTTCTTGGCCAACTCACGGTAGGTGTAGGTTGGGTGGGCTTCGAGGATCGCGGCCTTGATGTCGTCTGGAACGCTGTACCACTTACGGTTAGGACCGGGAGGAATCTCCCGTTTCTTTGCCGTGGTCGTGGCGGTGACGGGGCCGAGCATCCGCTGCATCGACTCCTTGGTCAACCCAAATCTTGCTAGCTGGTTCATTTTCTTATTGGTCGCTGGCGACGGTGACTACGAAGTCGAAGTTCGTCTGCCAGGAATCGTTGAGTTCGTTGTAGGAGTTGTTCTTTATCTTCCACGTTCGCGGGTCGCGGGTCGCTTTGGTGTGGCGGCACCGGATGCGAACGTCGATGGTTTGGAGTGCGGAGTTACGGAGGTGGTGATGGTGCGGGAGTTCGTGGAGTAACACCGTCACGGCTTGGCCTCCTTCTCTTCCCACAGCAGCAGATCCGCTCGCATGGCGTCGTTCTCCTGCTCTAGCAGCTTGATCCGCTGCTTCTGCTCCTCGCAGTCTTTGCGAAGGTGGAAGTTGGATTCACGGAGTCTCTGAATCTCGTCGAGCAAATGCTCATTGTGTTCGTATTCACTCACGGCTTGGCCTCCTTCTTTCTGCACTTGTGGAAGAACGGGAACATGAATCGACCAATCCAACCGATCAGTTCTCCGCATTTCTGGCAGCAATAGCTTGGGTGCTTCACGGCTTGGCCTCCTTGGCTTTGTGCCACATTGCTTTTGCGTCTGCGCTCAACGCAACCCAGTCGCAATACTCCATTGAGTCTTCGGGCATCAACCATGCGTTCAGCATCGCATCCCCCG